GTGAGCGGAGCAACGCGATTCAAAACCATCGATTCCAAGCTAGGCATGCGATGCTCCCAGGTGCTCGATCGATTCCATAGGATTGACCCCAACGAAACAACAAAGCCGGGCGCCACGGCGACCGGCCAGAATGAAATGGGAAACGGGTGCTTCCACCTGGTGCCAAGCGGCACGGCGTCGAGGTCCACGCGGGACAAGGGCCCGGCGCGGAACAACAAAAGGCGACTGCGCACGACGCAGCATGGTCATACCCCCGGTCGGACCGCCATGGGCCCCTTCAACAAAGCGCGGACGCGCCGCGCAGCGATTACTCAGCTTTGGCCTTGTCGGCCCTCTGCCCAGCAAAGAAAAACGCCAGCAGATCCTCGCGCGTGAACGTCGCGCCGAAATAGACGCAGGCCTTCCACAGGGCGTCCATGCTCGCCCGACGTGGAATCTTCCGTGCATAAACGAGATGCGTCTCGATGTAGACAGTGGTCGTGTTCGCCGCGACAGCGAACGCTTCACGTCGCTCGACCGGAAGAGATCGGTAGAACGACTTGAAGTCTTGGGCGCAAGGAGTCGAGTTCATACGCAGATTCTATGACCTTTTTGGTCATAGCTCAAGATGGGCTGTTACCGAAACGGCTTATTTACCTTTCTGGTCAATCAAGGTTCAATCACGCGCATGAAGTCAGTCAAGGAAATCCGCCGCGAAAAGCTGGCAATTGCGATCCAAGAAAAGTGCGACGGCAACCAGTCTCGCGCTGCGGAAGCGCTCGGCTATTCGACGGCCTCCCTGGTGAACCGCTATTTGAGCGGCGGCAAGGACATCGGCGACAAGACCGCACGGAAGATTGAAGCCACCTTCGGATATCCAACCTACTGGATGGACGCGGAGACCCCGTCGCCCCGCCAATCTGCTACCTCCCCGACAATCCCGGCCAGCGCCGCGGCCGCGCTCGGCACATTGGAAAAGTGGCAGATCGATGACGCAGCGCGGCTGAAAGAGCTTTTCGATTCGAAAGCCCAGTTCTCCTTGGAAGAATTCGGCCGCCGATTTGAAGTCGGCACTCAAGGGATGGTCTGGCAATACCTGAACGCGCGCCGTGCGCTGAACATCAAGGCAGCCAGCGCCTTTGCCAAGGGGCTCGGCGTCCCGGTGGATTCGTTCAGCGCACGCCTGGCCGATGAAGTCCGTTTAGCGGCAAGCCATATCGCTGATGCCATTCCTGCCGTGCCTCAAGGGGCTGAGGCCGGCGCGCGGCCGGCCGACCGGATTGCTTTGGTGATGGCGGAGCAGCATCTGGACGTGCGTGAGCTGGCGCAGCTGCTGGCGGTAGAGCCGCCGGTGGTTCGGGCGTGGCTCGAGCCAGACGCGCCAAAGATCGGGCTTCACCACGCGGTGAAGCTGCAGGAAGCGTATGGATACAGCCCAAAGTGGCTGATCAATGGGCAAGGCGAGCCTAAGCTGGCAGGCTCGTTCGAGGCCGAGCTCGATGAGCCCAGCCTGGCGTTCGACGTCTTCCCCATTCCCCAGAACTCATTCCGCAAGATTCCCGTGAGAGGTATGGCGCAGTTGGGCGACAACGGACACTTCGTAGACGTTGAGTACCCTGTGGGTCATGGTGACGGCTATGTTTTCTTTCCCACCAAGGATCCCGACGCCTACGCGCTTCGTTGCAACGGCGAGTCGATGCGGCCGCGTGTGAAGCACAACGAGTTCGTAGTCGTTGAGCCCAACACCCAGATCCAGAATGGTGACGAGGTCTTGGTCAAGTCTCAGGACGGCCGCGTGATGGTCAAGGAACTGGCCTACATCCGCGATGGAATCGTACATCTGTCGTCAGTTAACGAGCGTCATGGGATGGTCAGAATTTCCCAGGATCAAGTCGAGCGACTGCATTTCGTGGCCGGGATCGTGAAGCGCTCTGCCTGGCATCCAGATTAATCAAATCACAAACATCTCCATTTTCCGGAGCCTCTACAGGAATGGAACCCAAAAGCCAAATAACGGATGAATTACTGACTAGGTTCTTGGAAGCCAAGGGTGTCCGTCCGACTTGCCCCTGTTGTGGAAGCACGCAATGGCATCGGCTCCACGAGCCGCTTGCTGGCTTCAACTACAAGATTGCGCCAGCAGTAGATGTGGGCGCCTTTAAAGGCATCGAGATTGTCGTTATCTACTGCATGAACTGCGGCTTCGTTCGACCGCACGTGGCGCACCTGATGAGGGCGTGGGAGGAAAAGCAACTTGGAAGCTAAGATGCAACTGGTTGACGACCAGTATCTTAAGGGTCGCGGCGTTGACAATGGTGGCGGCCCACCGGATGATGGAGCCATGGAAGCACGTGTAAAAGCCCTCGAGGATGCTCTGTCCACCGTCAAGACCGATTTGGCGGTGATCAAGTCCAACTATGCAACTAAGGCGGATATCGCTGAGGCGAAGAACAGCATCATCATGTGGGTCGTCTCTGCTGTCCTGCTTGCGCAGCTTCTTCCTGCTCTCCTCAAGAAGTTCGGAATGTAGCGGGGCGATCCCAGACGCTCCGGAGCCCGCATTGCGGGCTTTTATTTTGCCTATTACTGTTACCAGTACGGTAAAAATAATCAATCAGTGATATTACCGTTTTGGTTTGCGTTGCTGTTACCTATTAAGTAACATGTTTCCACGCCGCTGAAGTTCACAGCGGTTCGCTGGAGACAGACGATGCCCAACGCCCTTCCGACCGCCGCTGCATACCGGCACGCCCATGAAGCGCACCAACGCGCGGCCGGCGGCCAGGTGGTCTCGGTCCGCACCCTCGTGCGCGAGACGATGACCCGGATCCACAACCGCGACCACTTCGAGTTCCGCGGGGCCAACGAGGATTCGGTCTACGAGGCCGCGCTCGACAAGAAGAACTCCATCGATCCGTACCGCACGCCGGCCATCGCCTACCGCTACTGGGAAGGCGACGAGTACGTGGTGATGGTCCGCTGCTTCGGTCTGGACTGAGGGCGCGCCATGAACCGCGACTTCTTCCTGACCGCGCTGCTGATCTGCGTCGCGCCGCCACTGGTGGTGCTGGCCGCCACCCTCATCAGCCGGGTGTGGCAATGAAGCGCCGCCCTTCCACCCGACGCGCTGTCGCCGAGCTGCTGGCCCTCTGGGTCGGCACCACCCTGGCCATGGCCGCCGTCTTCTACGCCTACCACCTGGCCAGCGCCGAGCCGAGCCAGCAGCCCACCGCATCCCGGAGTTCCACATGAGCGCCGCACCGATAGTGCCGGGCAAGTCGTACCTCGTCCACGGCGCGGGCCTGTCCCTGACCGTGATCGCCGCAAATCCCGCCGACGCCATCTGCGTGGCGCTGGACATCATCCTGGAGTCTTTGAAGTGAGCACCATCACCGTTCGTGCGTCCAGCTGGGGCGCCCTCTTTGACTGCGCATACCGTTGGGAAGGCATTCACCTGCTGGGCATGCGCAATGTTGTCGGCCTGCGCGCCGCACTCGGCACTGCCATTCACGCCGGAACAGCGGCATTTGACCAGAGTCGCCTCGACAACTCCGGCGTGAGCGCCGACGACGCCGCTGGCGTGTTCGTCGACAAGCTCCACGACCCGGAGAACGAGTACAACCCCGCGAGCGACGACCTCACCGTCAAGGATGCCGAGCGCATCGGCCTGTCGCTGCTGACTCAGTACTGCCTGGAAGTGTCGCCGCGATACGACTTCGTCGCCGTCGAGATGGAGACAATGCCCCTCGACATCGACTGCGGCGGTGGCACGGTGGTGCGCCTGACCGGCACGATGGACCGCGCCCGGATTCGCCGCACGGCTATCGGCGTCGGCATCGCCGACCTCAAGAGCGGTTCCGCCGCAGTACAGAAAGGCGTGGCCGTCACCAAAGGCCACGGCCCGCAGATCGGCACGTACGAGCTGCTGTACGAGCACTCGACGGGTCAGCCGGTCGAGGACAGCGCCGAGATCATCGGCCTGAAGACCAAGGGCACGCTCGAAATCGCCACCGCGCCGGTTAAGAACGCCAAGCGCGTGATGCTCGGGACCGAGACGGCGCCAGGCCTTATCGAATTCGCGGCTGACATGTTCAAGTCCGGCCGCTTCTACCCCAACCCCAAATCCCTCCTTTGCTCGGACAAGTACTGCCCGCGCTACGGCAGCTGCCAATTCCACGACTGAGAGCCCACCATGAACGCACCCGCTCAACAACTGCAGACCATCAAGACCGCCGGCGCCGCCGTGTCGATGATGCCCGACCAGGCTGTCGACATGTTCACCGAACGCGGCTTCACGCTCGCCAACCGCATCGCGAAGGCGTACGCCAGCAGCGACGCCGTACCGGCCCAGTTCCGCTCCTACAACCTGAAGAAGGCAGGCAACGAGGAAAACTGGATCGAGAACCCGAACGCCATCGGCAATTGCCTGGTGGCCATCGAGGTCGCGCGCGCCGTGCGCATGTCGATCACCGCGGTAATGCAGAACGCGGACATGATCGAAGGCAAGCTGCGCTGGTCAGGCAAATTCGTGATCGCTGCCATCAACGCCTCGGGGCGATTCACTCCCCTGCGCTTCCAATCGGTCAACCGCGGACGCATCGAGGCCAAGTACAAGGAAAAGACAGGCTGGGACAAGGAAGCTCGGAAGCCAATCTTCGCCGAACGCACGGTCGAAGTCGACGACATCGAATGCATCGCCTGGGCCCTACCCAAGGGTGTGCAAGAGCCGCAGCTGACCCCCGACCTGCTGCGCAAGTACCCGAATCGTCTGCTCGATCTGTACAAGTCGCTGGGCATGCCGGTCATCGAGTCCGCGCCGGTCACGATGAAGATGGCCGTCGAAGAAGGCTGGTACGGCAAGGCCGGCTCCAAATGGCAGACCGAACTGCGCGCGCTGATGTTCCAGTACCGCGCCGGCAGCTTCTTCGGAAACATCCACGCACCGGACATCGTCATGGGCATGGGCCGTACTTCCGAGGAAGAGCGCGACATCATCGATTTGAACGATGACGGCTCATACACGGTCAGCCGGACCACGATCGACGAGCTGCGCGATCGGGCACCAGCGGCCGATGTCGTCGAACCCAAGGCGACCCCAACGGCGGCCGAGGCCACCGTGGACGCGCAGCAGAACGACGAAGTTCAGTCACGTGACGACCAGAGTACCCCGACGGCTGTAGATGGTCCGACGCTCACGTTCAAGGACGTCAAGCACGAGCTGCAGCAGGCCGAGAACGCCGAAGACCTGGACTTCGCGCGCAGCCTGATCAAGCAGGTGCCTGACGAAAAGGACCAGGCCACGCTGCACCAGCTCGCGTCGCAACGCATGCGTGACTTGACGAAGCCCGCCGAAGACGCGGCACCGGCCCAGCAAGCAGCCCGCCGCCAGCGCGCCCCGATCAACGCCGACTGAAATACCCGTGAGGGAGGACTGCCCGCGCGGACGGCTGTAGCGCGGGAGGAAGAACAGTGCCGCGCCGCCGAACGCTGAGGCGCAGCCCGAACGCAGACACGCACACCAGGACACCGAAATGAGCCAATCGCCCGAAATGAAAGCCACGATGAACATGACCGCCAACACCCTCGGCAAGGACCTGCTGTCCGCCTTGGTGCTGGAAATGAAGATGATGCCCGACACGTGGGTGAAGCTGTCCGAGAAGAGGCAGAACGACATCATCGATCGCCTGCGGAACCGTGTGGACGCATCCGTGAAGATGGCCGTTCACCTGATCGCTGCCAACGGCCGCACCGTGGTCCAGGGCGATCTGGACAAGATCACCATCAAGGACGGCGCCCAGGCGCTAATCAAGATCGGCAAGTCGGTATCGGCTCTGCACGAGCTGGCCGAGGCACAGGGCCAAGCCGTGCTGCTCGTGCTGAGCGGTGGCGACGGCCAATACACCGGCGGCATGGATGAAGTGCGTGGTGAGTCCGATCAGCGCTCGTTCAGGATGGGCAGCGAGTACACCGACGGCGACGGTGATGGCATGCCCGATGCCAATGCGCCGGCGGACGATAACGTGGTCGACGCCGAATTCAAGGAAGTGCGTGCGATCGAGCAGCAGCCGCTGCAGGAAGAGCTGGACGCCGCCTATCAGGCCGGCCGCGATGCTGCTGCAGAAGGCAAGCCCGAGAGCGACTGCCCCGTGATGGCTGGCCCCCTTTGCATCGAGTGGGTGAAGGGCTGGAAGAACTGGCACGACGAACACCCCGACGAGGACCCGCTGTACACCGACGTCGAAAACTTCGTCATCGAGAAGCAGCGTGTGTCGATTACCCAGATCCAGCGCCATTTCACCATCGGCTACAACCGCGCGGCCCGCCTGGTCGAGCGCCTGGAAGCCAAGGGCGTCATCAGCGCGGCTGACGCAGACGGTCAGCGCAAGGTCCTGACGAGCACCGAAGACCACGAAGGGTAAGCAGCCATGCAGATCACCGCTATCCACGCCCGCAACTTCCTCGGCCTTCGGGCGGCCGACATCATCCCCGCCACGCCGGTGTCGCTGATCTGCGGCCCGAACGGCGCCGGCAAGTCCAGCCTGCAGGAAGCCGTCCGCCTGGCGCTGACCGGCGAAAGCGTCCGCGTCAGCCTGAAGAAGGAATACGGTCAGCTGCTGCACGACGGCGCAGAAACAGGTACGGTCGTCGTTTCCGCCGGCCCGCAGGCCAACAGCGTCGCCCTGCCGTCGGGCAAGCTGACCGCCGGCCTGCAGACCGACCCGCGCCTCCCCTACGTGCTCGACGCCCAGCGTTTCGCCAGCCTCGACGCCAAAGAACGCCGCTCGTTCCTGTTCGACCTGATGGGGCTGAAGCTCGGTACCGACCTGGTGCGGGAGCGCCTGGTGGCACGCGACTGCCAGCCCAAGAAGATCGAGGCGGTGCTGCCGCTGGTGCGCGCCGGCTTCGATGCCGCTGCCAAGGAAGCCCAGACCAAGGCCACGGCCGCCAAGGGCGCTTGGCGCGCCATCACCGGCGAGACATACGGCTCGGTGAAGGCTGGCGAGTGGATAGCCGCGGTGCCCGCCGGCGCGCCCGCGCCGGAAGATGTGAACGCCATGATCGTCGAGCTGCAGGCCGACATCGCCGAGGCGTCGACTGAAGCCGGCGACATGCAGCGCCAGCTCGGCGAGATGGACGCCGCCGCGCGCCAGCGCGCCAGCCGCGAGTCGAAGATGCGTGAACTGGCGGACAAGGCTGCTGGTCTGGCCAAGGCCCAGGAATCCGTAGACCGTGCGCAGGCCGAGCGTGACGATTTTCTGCCCAAGGTCGAGGCCCTGCGCGCGGCGGCCGGCGGAAAGGCTGTCGGCATGCCGTGCACGTGTCCCGAGTGCGGCGTGCTGTTGCAGTACTTGGCCGGCCAGCTGGCGCTGCGCGAGCCGACACAGGCGGACCCGGAAGCCGCCGGCCGCCTGCCCGAGTACGAGCGCAGCCTGACCGTGCTGGAAAACGCGCTGAAGAGCCGCATCGCCGAGCGTGACGGGGCGAAGGCCGCCGCCACGCAGCTCGACCTGCTGCGCAAGGACGCCGCTGCCGATGCTGGTGACGAGGATGCCGAGCTGCGCAAGACGATCGAGGGCCAACTGGCCAAGCTGCAGGAAGCCATCACGGCCACCGGCCAGCAGCTCGAAGCCGCGCGCGCTTCGCAGCGTGCCGCCGCACAGGCAGCAGAGCAGACCGCGAAGGCCGCACAGCACCACGCCGACGTGGTGGCGTGGGACGCCCTGGCCGAAGCCCTGGGCCCGAGCGGCATCCCTGCCGAACTGCTGGCCGAAGCCCTGGACCCGATCAACGACCGCCTGGCAGCCACGGCCAACATGACCGAATGGTTCCGCGTGGGCTTCGAGGCGGACATGACCATCACGGCCGGCCCGGGTCGCACGTACGCCCTGCTGTCCGAATCGGAGAAGTGGCGCGCCGACGCGATGATCGCCGAGGCTATCACCCATCTGACCGGGCTGCGCCTGCTGGTGCTGGACCGCGCTGACGTGCTGATCGGCGCCGAGCGCGACCGCCTGTTCTGGTGGCTCGATGACCTGGCCGTCGATGGCGCGATCGACACCGCCCTGGTGTTCATGAGCCTCAAGGCGCCGCCGGCTGGCCTGCCTGACGGCATCACGGCCTTTTGGATTGAGGACCACGAGGTCGGGACTGTGCGGGAGGCCGCGTGATGGTCAGCACCACCAAGATGATCCAGCGCCTGGAAGGCCTGCTGGGCACGAAAGACCTGACCGCATGGGAACAGGGTTTCGTTCGCTCGCTGGCCGCGCGCATGCATGCCGGCCAGGTGACGAAGCTCACCGGCGACCAAGTCGAAAAGCTCGACGAACTCCACGGGAAGCACTTCGCATGAACACCCAGCCGCAACGCCGGATCATCCGGCTGCCCGAGGTCTGCGAGCGCGTAGGCCTAGGCAAGACGGCCATCTACGGCCGCATCAAGGACCACACGTTCCCCTCCCCGATCAAGCTCGGCCGCGCGAGCGGCTGGGTCGAGGAAGAGGTGCAGCAGTGGGTCGACGAGCAGATCGAAGCCACGCGCGGGAAGCACTGATGTCGACAACCACTGCACTGGCCATCACCGTCGTGGCCGCGATCGCCTACATCGCCGCCAGCGTCTACGCAGCGCACCGCCAAGCGAAGTGGATGGCCGAGATGGAAGAAAAACTCAAGACCGGGGAACGGCTATGACCTGTGAACTAACTCCGATTCGCTTCTTTGAATCGCTGCCTAATTCCCTCGGCGTCCGATCGTATGTTCTCGGCGATCTCCAATGCCGCTACGTACTCGTCGGCGAAGAAGGCAGCCTTGAAGCTGGGGTCAATACCAGGAGCACTTGCCTTGTCATCAAGCACGCCCTGCAGCTTTTGCCAGAGACGCTTGAAGTTTCGCCTCAGAGAAATGAAGCGCTGTGCTGCCATAGCGTAAGGCAGGTCGTGCAAAGGAATGACTTCCAATGCACGGTCGAGGTCGTGATAGTCGATATCCCGGAACTGTTCAGCAAAGAACCACTCCGGGTCATATGTCGTTGGCTCATCGAAATTGAGATCTACGGCCACACGATTCGCGGTCTCCTCGACAGCAGAAACAATGGCCAGCGCACCTTGCCATTTCCGTTCCATTTGGATCGAGTCTTGCATATCGGCATGAGCCCGTGCTGCACTCAACTGGCGCTCTCCTATCCATACGGCACCAAGAATAGCGGCGATCGACCCGATCGCCTGCAGCCAACTTGCCATAAGTCCGGGATCGTAGCACCGGGTGCCAGCCGTCGTTGCACCGATGAACGAAATAAGAAGTACTGCGGCGATGCAAGCGAGCAGATTGCGGACAAAACGCCAGCCTTTCATGTCCCCCCCGTCGTTAGTCGAGTGCGAGGCATCCTAGCATGATCCACTACCACGGCATGCCCATCACGCCGACAACGGCAGCTGCCAAGGCAGTCTTCTCTGGCCACGCATTTGTGTCCTTCCGCTACCCAGAGCAACTGGGTATCGTGCTGGATGTTGCCCAGTCCTTCGCTGTCGACAACGGCGCCTTCAGCGCTTGGCGCTCTGGCACGCCGGTGAACGACTGGAACGAATACTACAACTGGGTGGCTGAGTTGCACCGCTATCCCGCCTTCGACTTTGCTGTAATTCCTGATGTGATCGATGGCGACGAAGCGGCGAACGACGCCCTGGTATCTGAATGGCCGTGGCGAGAGCGCGCGTCGTGGTTGGGAGCTCCGGTCTGGCATCTGCACGAAAGCCTGGAGAGGCTGGAAAGGCTTGCGCTGACATGGACGCGCATCTGCCTCGGCGGCTCGGGCGACTTCGCGCAGATCGGGACGCCGCGCTGGTGGACCCGCATGGCCAAGGCAATGGATGTCGTCTGTGACCGTGACGGCCGGCCAGTCTGCAAACTGCACGGCCTGCGGATGCTGGATCCGGAAGTCTTCAGTCGCTTCCCATTCGCCAGCGCTGATAGCACGAACATCGCGCAGAACGTGGGCATCGACAGCGCATGGCGCGGCACCTACACGCCGGCCAGCAAGGAATCACGCGCGGCCGTCATGCGCGAACGGATCGAGTCGCGACAGTCGCTGACCTTCTGGGAGCGGGTCGCCGCGCCGATACAGCGCGGTCTGTTTGGAGAAGCAGCATGACATTGCACTTCGACGCCAGTGTGGGTTCGGCCGGTAGCGATCGCGCTGAGCGTGGGTCAGCAAGGCGAGGCCGCATGAAGCTCGACCACTGCTACCAAGGCGACAGCCGCGACACGGCTTTACGTGGTCTCGGGCGGCTCCTCGCCAGTGAGGTCGAGATACTCCTCACGCGACATCTCGCCCTCCGTGACCATTTGTCGGGCAAGAGCGATTGCGTCGTCCAACTCCTCCTGAAGAGTCATCTTTCCCTGCGCCCTGCGAACTGCGTTGAAGGTCTCTATCTTGCTTTTGAGACTCTTCGTCAGGACATTGAGCTCGAGCGCCGTCGCAGTGCCGAACTCATCTTGGAGTTTTTTGAAGGTGTTCATCACCGGCCTATCGGCATTCGGACGAAGAACTTGAGGGTGGCCGCCCCGCACGCGGCAGTCCGGGCTCATGCTGGAGCCCTGCTGATGCTACGCGTTGCCAATCTCCTGGCCCTCGAGGCCGATGGACACCAGCTCCAGAACCTTCTCGATCGCCTCAGCTTCGGACAATCCGGCTTTCAGAAACGGCTCGATNGAAACCACTTTTGGCGAANNCAATCCGCCGCGCGCGCCGGCNGGCGGGCGAATGGCAATGGAAGCTTCAGGCTTCCCAGTCACAAGGGTCACGACCAGCAGATGGTTGCGCACTACGCACTGACGATTAAGAGCCACCACGGTTCTCTCCTGAAGTCCTGCAAAGGAATCCTAGCATGACCGCTATCCGCCCTCTCCCGACCAAAGCCCTGTCCGTCCGCCAGCCGTGGGCATGGCTGATTGTCAACGGCCATAAGGACATCGAGAACCGGTCGTGGGCCACGCGGTTCCGCGGGCCGGTGCTGATCCACGCCGCCAAGGGCATGACCGTGGCCGAGCACCGGGCCGTCCAGGATTACATGGCAGAGATCAGTGTCGGCTACATCAAGGTCCCGGCGCTGGACGAGTTGGCGCGCGGCGGAATTGTCGGGCTGGCCGAGCTCACCGCCTGCGTACCGCCTGAGCGGCGGACGTCGCGTTGGCACATGGAGGGCTGCCACGGCTTTGCCCTACGCCGCGCCCAGCCCCTGCCCTTCACGCCGCTGGCCGGCCGCCTCGGCTTCTTCGACGTGCCGTCCGACGTTTTATCCCAAATTATTCAGAACCAATAATTCCCCATAAAACCATGAGCGAGAACAGCAAAATCGAGTGGACAGACCACACGTTCAATCCTTGGGAAGGCTGTCAGAAGGTCGGCCCGGGTTGTGACCACTGCTACGCCGAGACCCGGAACGCGCGCTTCGCCGGCGGCCAGGCCATTAACTGGGGCCCGGGAGCGCCGCGCCGGCGGACCTCCGACGCCAACTGGCGCAAGCCGTTGGCCTGGAACGCTGCGCATGACAAGTTCTATGCAGAGCATGGACGCCGACAGCAAGTGTTCTGCGCCAGCCTGGCCGACGTGTTCGACAACGCGGTGCCGCGCGAATGGCGCGACGAGCTGTGGCGCCTGATTGAACAAACACCGAACCTCGACTGGCTCCTCCTGACGAAGCGCATCGGCAATGTGGGCAACATGCTCCCGATACCGTTCGACTTCGAGCGCGTGTATCCGCACGTCTGGATCGGCGCCACGATCGTGAATCAGGCCGAAGCCGACCGCGACATCCCTAAGCTGATCGAGGTGCCAGCGCGCGTGCGCTTTCTGTCGATGGAGCCTTTGCTCGGGCCGGTGAATCTGACGCAGATCATGCGGCGTTCCGCCGATGGCGATTGGACCTACTGCGACGACGTGCTGCGCGGATTCCGGGCGCACAAGTGCGGCGGCCACACGTCACCGGAGAACGCGGTGGACTGGGTCATCGTCGGCGGCGAAAGCGGTCCAGGCGCGCGGCCAATGCATCCTGACTGGGCCAGCGCGCTGCGCGACCAGTGCGCATCTGCCGGCGTGCCGTTCCTGTTCAAGCAGTGGGGTGAATGGTTCGGCGCCGGGCAGGACGGCGCCTACGACCAGGACTCCGTCGAGCTAAACGCATCGGACGCGCCCGTGCGCGTGGGCAAGAAGGCCGCAGGCCGGCTGCTCGACGGCGTGCTGCATGATGGCTTTCCGGAGGTGAATCCATGAAACACCTCAACGAAACCAACCTCGGCGGCGAAGCAGGATGCGTGCTGTCAGACTGCGAGCAGTACCGGTACCGGCTTTGGCGCCAGTGGGACCGAGACCTGCCATCGCTCGGCTTCATCATGCTGAACCCGTCGACGGCTGACCACCAGGTGAACGACCCTACCATCACGAGATGCCTGCAGCGCGCGCTGGCCGGCGGCAAGTTCGGTGGCCTGGAAGTGGCCAACCTGTTCCCGCTGCGGTCGACGGACCCCGACGGGCTCTTGAAACACGCGGCGCCGCTGGGCGACCGTGCGGACCGGAACACCGGTGCGATTATGGATACGATCGATCGGTGCTCGATGGTTATCTGCGCGTGGGGCGCCCACAAGGCGGCGCCGGCCCAAGCCGCGGAAGTCCTAAGAATCATCCGAATGTGCGGCCGCGGCTCGTTGCTGCACCACCTTGGACTGAACAAGGACGGCAGCCCGAAGCATCCGCTCTACATCGCGGCTAGCACCAGGCCGCAACGATTCACAGCCTGAACAAGCGAGACACCATGAAGCCAATCACGCTGCTGCTCTGCCCCTTCTGCGGGCTGCCCGGCCAGATGAAGACCTCTCAGGGCTGGTCGGCCGCCAGCTGCACCGACGTCGCATGCTGCGGCCACCAGATTGCCCTCACGCACCGGGGTGAAGGCGGCGCGGCCGCGGCGTGGAATGAGCGCGCACCCATCGTCATAGATCCGAGTGCCCATTGACCCTCTAGGAGCCCGTTACAATCCGGCGAGACACATAAAAACGTAACGGGAGAACGTAGATGGACGAACTCATTACCGCGGCTAAATCCCCTCTCTACTGGATCACGACCTTCCTCTTCGCGTTTATCGTAAACGCGGCCACGCCTTTCATTCTCCGGACCGCCGGAAAGCTCTTGCAGACATGGGGTGATAGGCGCCGACTTAAGATGGAACGCCATGACAGACGGATGAAAACGCTGACCGAAAACGCCTGCATCGATTCACGGGCGCTTTCAACGCTCATCGCGATGCAACAGAACATGCAGTGGCTGGCATTGCTGCAGTTAGGTCTTGCAACACTCAGCATCGCCTTCGCGACGCTGTGGCTTAGTGGGCCACTGGGCGGGACCTCGGAAGAAACCAAGCTTGGCTTCACGATCATCAAAATCGGTTCACTAGCTACGACCACGGTGCTCGGTTTTTTTGCTTGGACTTGCATCAGGAAAGCGCTGATCTATGCGAGTGCGATCAGGGAGGCAACAAAATTCAATGCCAGCGAACTGTCGGCTCTAAGGGCATCAAAGTTCGGAAACTCGAAGGACACGTTAGGGATCAAAGAAGACCAGACGAGCTAGTCAGGCACAGCTGACGTGTGGCGCTTGCTGCTGTCAACATGATCAGCCCACGCCTGCATCATCTGTCGGCGCTCGGGCAAGTACTGCGCGTGGTTGTAGGCCGCTCGCACCTTGTTGCGCTCGACGTGCGCGAGCTGGCGCTCGATGACGTCCGGGCGGAAGCCCAGCTCGTTCAGCGCGGTCGACGCCAGGCCCCGGAAGCCGTGGCCCGTCATCCGCGAGTGATATCCCAGGCGGTACAGCGCATACAGCATCGTGTTGTTGCTGATGTGCCCCGTCTTCCCGCGCGGGCTGTAGAACAGGTACGAGCGATGGCCGGTGATCTCGCGCAGTTCCTTCAGCACGGCTAGCGCCTGCGTGGATAGCGGCACGACGTGCGGGTCGCGCATCTTCATGCGCTCTGCCGGAATCAGCCATTCGGCCTTCTTCTCGTCGATCTCATCCCACTGCGCCTGGATCATTTCCGTGGTGCGCACGAACGTCAGCGTCATGAGCTGCAGCGCCAGGCGGGTCACCCTGTCGCCCTCGTAGCCATCGATATCGCGCAGCAGCTTCGGCAGCTCGGACAGCGGGACGCGCGCCTGGTGCTGGACCGGCGCCTGCTTCAGCACGACCTCGCTGTCGATGTCGCTGGCCGGGTTCCGATCGCACAGACCGTAGACGATGCCGTACTGAAACACCGCGCGCATGCGCTGCAGCACGCGCTTCGTGGTGTCGCGCACGCCACGGGACTCAATCTTCTTCAGCAGTTCCAGGATGGCCGGCGCGCGGATATCAGATATGGGCGTGCTGCCGAGCACGGGGAAGACGTCGTTCACGAGCGAGGCTAGAACCTTGCCGGCATAGACCTCGTTCCAGCTTTCCTTCTGGGTAGCGTGCCAGTCACGGGCAACGGCCTCGAAGGAATTGCCGGCGGCGATCTTGGCCGCGCGCCGCTGGTCCTGTTTGACCGCCCCGGGGTCCTTGCCGTCGGCGACATGCGACCTGGCCGTCTCGCGCTGCGCGCGCGCCTGGGCCAGCGTCACGCCGGGGTAGGTGCCGAAGCCGAGTCGATTCTCGGCGCCCGACGGCCGGACGTATTTGAAGCGCCAGAGCTTTCGGCCATCGGTCATGACCTCCAAATAGAGGCCACCACCGTCGAAAAGCTTATAGGCACGGTCGCGCGGCTTGGCGTTGCGGATTTTGGTGTCGGTG